GGTTTAGGTTTTGTAGGAGCGGGTGCTGGTTTGGTTTCCTCAACTCCTTGACCAAATCCTTCTTTAAACTTCTTAAATGCTTCTTCTAAAATAGTTCCAATATCTTTCTGCTCACCTGATCCACCAAGTAAAGAAGTTTTACCACCGCCAGTGCCGTTTGTAGTGGATCCAGTGGATCCAGAACTATCAGGATCAGCACCACCAATTGATCCATCATAACCAGCACTATTTCCTCCAGGATGTGTTAATGCAACTACTTCCTTGGTTGCTGGTCCATACACTCCACCAACAGTATTGCCCTCATATTGATATTGCCAATGCCCGCTCCACAGTTTTTTACCACCTTCCTGAGCAATAGCAGAGTCATTTCCACTAGATCCTCCAGAATAATTCCACCCCCTTTCTGTACTGAAGACCAAAGCACCACTAGGTATTTTACCACCCTTGACCGCTTTAATCCATTCAGCCCATGACATTGAATTCACACTAACATTTCCATATGGAGACTTAATAGATCTAGATTTACCAAGTCCAGGTATAGCTCCCCATCCAAAACGACCTACTGCTTGTGCCATCAATCCTCTTGGATTATTAGGATCCTTACTAGTGTATACATCAGGAGCACCAATATTTGCACGATTCTTTTCTGCAGTTAAAATGACACCTTCAGTACATCTTCCCCTGGCTGCAAGTGCTGGTTTTGCACCCTTACTAAAATCTAATTTTGCTAATTGACCACCACCTGCAAATGCTTTAAGTCTTTTCTTTCCTAATTCTTCACGTTTTTTCATTTTTGGATTTGTGTGTTGCCCTGTTTTAGGATCAACCTCAGGACCCGCCTCCGAGGCAGTCATTTCACCTCCCCTGGCAAACCTCAGAAATCCACCCTTTGCCATTGGAATTTTGAATTCCCTTTTCTTTTTCTGGATCCTTTCACCCAATTCAGCGATGGTTAATTTACCATCATTATTCATATCCAACCCTCTATTGCTAGAATACCATCTTCTAGATTCTGGATATCCTACTGGTAAAGTCCCTTGTTTATTAGCAATAATAAAATCTGCAGGTTTTGTCACAAATGCAGGTAAGAACACAGCTGTATATAAATGTCCTGCTGAAGCACCTTTAGGAAGTTTAGCATTCTCCAAATACTTTTGGACATATGGCATCTGCTCAGCACGAGACATCCTTTTCAATTCTGCTTGTGTTGTCCCCGCTCCTTTTGCTTGGGAGGCACCAAATTGAATTAGTCCAACATGTTTACCATTATCTGCATTAGGTCTCAGTCCAGACTCAGATGCCATCAATCCAAGAAGATCATTTGCTCTAATATTAAAGTATTTGGCAACTTTATTGGTTGCTTCAGCAAATGCTGGATCTTTATTCCAGCTAGTACCTTCGTATGAACTAGGACCAGTACTAGGACCAGCATGGGTGCCACCACCACCATCGCCGCCACCGCCACCGCCACCAGGTGCTACAGAGGCACCATTTGTGTTGTTACTCTCGTTCTTTTTGTCTTGATTAGCTGTAAAAATACGAAGCGCACTTTTTACGACACCTTTTAATCCTTTATTCTCATCGGAGACTGCCTTATATAATTCTTCATTGGAGGTATCCTTAGTCTCAAGATTGTCTGCCCCTACGTTTTGTATTGTAACTGCGGTTTGCATTCTTCCACTAGGGGACCCGCTAGCTCCAGTATTACCAGCACTACCACTTGCACCAAATAATGTTCTCAGTCTTGTTACATCTGCAGAAATAAATGATTGTACTTTTGACCCACCAGCAAATCCAAATCCACCAATACCACTAACAACAGCATCCAGCATTGTATTGCCAACTGTTGATAATGTTTTTGCTTCACCAGGTTGCCCAGATGTGATAGGACCACCCACTGCTCTAGATGGTGTATCTACACGACCACCAGCTGCTTTTTGATTTTGTTTATCAAAATCAAACAAGTTAAATGTAAGTGCATCACCAATACCCTGAGCAACGCTCCCAGGGTCCATTAATCTCTTAGCATTTTGAACTACAAATCCAACAACATCCCCAATTACACTAAAGATTGGACCAAATACAAACCTATAGAAATCCCATAATATCGAAGCAACTTCCATTATTGCATTGCCAAGTTGTCCAACAAAATCAAATAGGGCACTGAATAATTCACCGAATGCTTCCTTAAATGGCTCCATGACAGCGCCGAGGACTTCAAACATCATGCCAAAATAACGCCCAATAGGTTTGAAGATTGGCTCAATGATAGGTCCTAATACACCTCCAACCCACTCACCTAAGAAACTACCAATAGCATTCCCAACAATAGGTGCAAATGGTCCTAGGAATGGTCCTAGAAGTGCCGTGCCTGCAATTCCTCCTAAAATACCACCAGCTGCTTGCCCGACGCCAGCACCTACCGCTTTACCTGCTCCCTCACCACTTGCTAGTCCACTAGCAATTCGCAATCCTCCTCCTAAGACAGAAAATCCAGCAGCAACTTTACCAGGATTCGCTTTAGCAAATTTGCTAATGCTTCTGGTCATTTTCTTTCCAGCAATTCTCCCTCTTTGCTGAAGTTTTCCTAGTCTACCTTTTGGTTTTCCTTCATACTGCGCTTGAAATCTATCATTTAATTCATTTTCATATAAATTTGATGTAAGTCCTTTGCCTGCTTGCTTCCCACGTTTTTTGTCTGCTCTCTGTGTAGACTTTTTAATTTGCTCGTATTCTTCCTTTGTATATACGATGCCAGTTCTTGTATCTTTATATCCAGTCTTTCTTGCCTCTGCTGAGGCTTTCATTTCTCCTTCGCTTTGTGCTTGCTTTAGGAATATATTTCGGATTAAGTTGACATCCTGAAAGAGTTTCCATGGCATAATAAGATAACTGGCAAATCGCAACATTGCGAGACCACCAGCAAATTGTAATACTCCAATGAAGAAACGTAGTCCTCTCTTTACTACATTTTCTTTCATTCCACCATTACTAAAATCACCAAATATATTGGTGAGTCCATCCATAATTCCACCAATACCCAATTTAGTAAGTTGGAACGCAAACTTACCTATTGCATATACTAATCTAAAGAATTTTACAGCACCTTCTGGATTCTTTTCTAACCAGTTTAATGCACCAAATATTATAAAATACTTAGCAACTGTTCCTAATAAACTACCAATTGTTTCTAAGAATGATTTAATTGGTTTTTTAACTTCATCCTTTATACCTTCTTTGTTTGCCTCATCTATGCCCTTTTCTGCTTCTGCCTCTGCCGTATCTCTTTGTCTTCTACTCAGTGCCTTTTTAAGACTCTGCATGGATTTAGCGAAGATGTTTGCCTTTTCCCTTTCTTCTTCTTTAATTTCACTAACTTTAGACTGAGTATTACTACGGAGCCACTCTCTTTCAAATTGAATAAGTTTAGCAGTTTCAGCATAGTTATTAGCAATACCTTCCACCAAAAGACCAGTGCGATTTATCCCCTTACGAATTTCATTGAGGTTAGTGCCAACACTGGTTTTGGTGGAAATTGGTTTGATTGTTACGAAACTTCTAATTGCTGCCATTAGAGAGACATGCGATTCTGCTGTTGATTCTGCCGTCTTTCCTCCTCAGCGATATATGCTAGAAGAAGATTCACATACACATCTCTTTCCCACGGCATCATATTTTCCAACTCAGTCAAAGAATATTTGTGGTGTTGCATCAGTGCAAAATTCGTCTTATAATAATTTTCCAACGAATCATGCATTAGGGCTATGCGAAAAAAGATGCTAGTCCTTCTAATACAATAGTGCTCTTGACTTTTGTTTCTGGATTTGTCACTTCTAAATCATAAGATAATTTAGGCATAGTTTCGAAAAATTCTTGAATTTTTGCAAATTGTTCAGAATTTAGATTTTCAAGAAATTCAAGTGCTTCTGCTTTGGAAAATGTATCATATACTTCTTCCTGATCGTATACTTGTGCGATACAACCTGCAGCTAAAGAAAACACATCATCAAGACCTGGATTTTCAGAAAGATTCTGATTCACAAATACATCCAATGAAGGATATTTCATCACCACGCCAACATTTTTATCTAGTGAAATTTTAGTTTTGTGGTTTTCTGGTACTTTAACTTCAACCTCTTGAAGAGGAATAAAAACATCAACTTTAGTTTCATTATCATCTGGGCAGGTGACTTTAAATTCACTTGCTTCTCCGACAGCCTTTGCACGAATGCGTAGGAAAATATATTCAATTTCAAATGTTGCAAGGTCTTCAACCTTGCCTTTTAAGTTTGTGCAGTTTTTGATAATAGTCTTAACTGCTTTAATCATCTCCTTGTCGTCTTGTGACTCCATAGCAAGATAAAGAAGTTTTTCCTCTTTTACAAGGAAGGGGCGATATGTAACTTTTGTGCCCGTGATAGGCAATGTCAGTTCATATTCAGGAATTGCAAGTTTTGGTAAAGGCATAATACTCCATAATTATTGTAATTATTTAGAAGCCATATTTAACAGCATCTCTTTGGGCTAAGATACCTAAGGTGTCACCAAAATTATCGATAACAGTATCTTTAGTCCCTGGTTTAAATCCTAAATCATTTTGCACTCTATCAAATCTGTATCTTTCAAAATAAAAAGATACATCCAATTTCAATAAATCAGTTGGTCCATTATTAAGAGATGTTGATGACATATCAAACGGAAATGCACCATACATCTGCCATACACCAGTCGATCTATTTAATCGAGTTCTTGTTGGTTTCTTATCAGAAGTTTGACCTTGATATACTATATTTGACCCAAGTTCCCATTTTGTAATCAAAATTTGAGAAGTATAATCATCGTAAAATCCAGCTCTGTTTTCAGCATCACTTGCTGTATAATTCATCCATCTTTCAAATAATAATCTATGATATAAATCTTTAGTAAGAATAAAACTAAATTGTGCTTCTCCAAATGCTGTATCAGTAGCAAATCTACGCATTGCTCCTACATCTCTGACTTGCCCTGTAGTAATTCTTCGACCAGGGATTGTCACATTATCTGCAAAATAATTAATTGCTTCGTAATGCTCTCTCCAATTTAAACCTGGTGCTTTAATTCTGAGTACTGGAGGAAAATCAATCAATACTGAGTATAAATTAGACCTAGCAGGTTCTTTCTCGCCCGACGTGACGAGAGTTGCAAATCTTTGGAAACTGTTGGGATTTTGATATGCCACTAAACTCTACTCCAGATAAAACTTGACGGTACTTGAATAACCCGCCCTACACTCCTAAGCACGAATTGCTCAACTGGAAGGGGTGTCATATTTTGTAAGTCAATAGGTTTAACCACCTTTACATTTGTAGCATTAGATATAAAGTATTTATGATGGCATCTAGTAGGATATGCCATACCTCCAGCAGACCACATATTAGCAACAGTCTTTCTAGCAGATGGTCGTAAATAGTGTAAATTCCCACCTTCAAAATGACCTGTCTTCATATTAGTGCTGCTGATAAACACCATCGGATGGGTATCCCAGAATAACAACTTCTCAGTAGCTGCAGAATAATTGAAAAAAATAATATCCCCAGGGCGAAATCCACCAGTATAGTCCTCTAATCCCCACATCAACTGGTTACGATACCAATCTTTAGATTTTCGCTTACCTCCTGTTAATTCTTTTATATCTGTAAAGATACTCATATCTTTAATTCTACCTCTGTAAGGATAAGAAATTTCATACGCCTATCAGCACAATATTCTCGTGCTGCTTTCCATTTTGCTTCATTCACCGCGTATGTTTTGACTTCTGTAATAAATTTTTTTGTTATGCGTTTTTGTTTTTCTGGCGGGTTAATTTGACACTTTGGTTTAACTTCAACAATATATTTACTAATTTGTCCTTCTTTAGTTATCGCTCGCACATAAAAGTCTGGGAAATAACGATGCACCCGATTATCAACAGGACTGATGTATGGAATAACAATTTCTTCACTGCCCCATTCTAGGACATTTTCATTCTTATCACACCAAACCATAAATTTTCTTTCCCACAAACTACGATAAATAATGTTTGTAGGATCACCTTTATACTTGTGTCTATTTGATGGTCTGTATTTACCAGAATAACTCATGTTAATTTTTCCTAGGACTAGACCAACTGGTGCAAATTCTGTAACGGGACGGCAAGCAATTGGCGCTGATGCGGCTTTTCCGACTCAGGTGATTGATTACATGAAGTTTAAAGTCATTCCAGCTGGTGGTAAAGGCACAGGCAACACCATTTATTTATATCTACCTCCAAAACTTTCAGAAAAATTTAACGCAAAATATAATGGAGTTGAGTTAGGTGCCGTAGGAGCAGCAGCAGTACAAGCATTTAAGAATGTTGGTCCTGAAGGTATTGGTGACGGTTTTGGTGAGCAAGTTAAAGCAATGGCACAAGGTGCAAAACCCGCCCTTGGATATTCGATAGGATCAGAAGTTATTAATAAGGTCGTTGGGATGACTGGTGGCTCAGGTAATTTAACTCCTGGTAATCTCTCCGCTCTCACTAAAGGTAGAATTTTCAATCCATATGAAGAAACTATTTTCCAAGGGTCTGAGTTTAGAGACCATACATTTAATTTCAAATTAGTTCCTAAGAATGCAACAGATGTCAAAGCCATATATGACATTATTCAAGCATTTCGTATTGCTATGTTACCCGAAGAGGATGGCAAACATTGGTTGACAGTGCCAGACAAATTTAGAATCGAACTTGTGAGATATTCAGGCGGGGCTTTAGGAGAGACTATCACTACGCCATCAAAAAATTTATCTACACTTAGTAAACTAATGCGATTCCCGCACGACTTAGTACTGCATGATATGCAAGTTGACTATTCTCCAGATGGCAATTATGCAGGTCTACAAGCTGCAACAGGCAATACAAGTATAGATTATGGTCCAGTTTCTTACGATTTAACTTTATCATTCAAAGAGACGAAATACCTTCTCAAGAAACATTATAAGGATAAGTAAGTATATGTCTAACTATTTTAGTCAGTTACCAAATGTCTATGTAAGAACATCTAGTTATCGACAGAATTCCGTCGATCCTTACGTGCTGGCAAAAAATATCTTCAGACGTATTGCAATTAGAGAGAATTTAGATAATATTATTCTTGGATTTAGTCAATATACTGTTAAGAATAACGATAGACCAGACCAAGTAGCATTAGAATACTATGAAAGTATGCAATATGACTGGGTAATTTTATTAACAAACAATATAATTAATCTATATGATGATTGGCCTATGAATGAGCATGAGTTACAGAATTATATTTCTAGAAAATATAACAACAAACCAGACGGAATTCACCATTGGGTAACTCAAGAAGTAAGAGATAATCATGGGAGAATAGTGCTTAGACCTGATATCGAAGTGCGAGAAAACTTCACATATATGAAATATGATGGCACTATGGTGCCAAAATCTTCATTAATAAGACCAATTTCTAATTATGACCATGAATACAATACAAATGAATATAAAAGAAATATCTATCTTTTAAGAATGGATTATCTCACTCAATTTGTCGAAGAATTTAATACACTTGTCCAGTATCTTCCAAATGATGAGCTTGATGATAATGCAACTGATAAAAAATCTTTAAATACCGTCGCTGAGACATTTATTACAGTTAAACCAACATATTCTACAAATATTGGTCAAACCTCATCTATTGAATTTAGCAGTCTACAAAACTTCTCTTCAAAAGTGTTTGGGTCTAACACACCAACGATTAAAGAAGGAGATACGCTGGCAACAGGTGCAGTTGTTGCCAGAACTGCTATTTCTGGGACCTCGGCAAATACGTATAATACTGGCAGCAGTGGCAGTAGTGGGTCTGGTGGCAGTGGCGGATCTGGTGGGTCTGGTGGGTCTGGTGGCAGTGGCGGATCTGGTGGATCTGGCGGCAGTGGCGGATCTGGTGGCGGTGGCGGATCTGGTGGATACAGCGGATATTGATATTATAAAAACCTAGAGAGTAAAAAAATACCCCGATTTTTTTTCGGGGTCCTATGGGAATTAAAAGTGAATTTTGATTTGAGTTAGCAGGGTCTCCACTCTATCTCTGACCAACGCCTGAGGTATCCAGGTCTCCAACGATTACCATGCACCCATTGCTCATACTCCACTACAACTTCGCACATTGCAGGACGATAGTAGTAGGGTCTATGATAATATTCTGTCCTAAAAGGTTCCCAAAACTCCCTCCAGGTCAGTGCCTGGGCAGGAGCAGCGGTAAACAAAATAAGAGGGAGAATTAAAAATCGCATCAGTCTTCAGCGGCAAGGGCAGCGAAGTAATCAAGGTCAGGATCGGCATCCGATTCCAACTCCTGTATCTTAGCGCCAAAACCACTGGGAGTTGGTGCTACAACGACACTTTCATCACTGGCATACAGGTCTTCATCTTCTTCTTCAAAACGACGACGAGACTCTACGCGAGTTTGCCCTTTGTTAAGGACCAGATTCAAACGTGCTTCTAGTTCTTCATAAGATTTGAATGCACTAGGAACAGTGAATTCTTTCAAAGAATATTGAGACTTCCAAACTTCTTCCAGTTTTTCATCACTGAATCCACAAAGGACAGAAGGTGAAGCAAAGTCTGATTTGTCATAATTCCAATAACCACCGATGGTCTGAATCTTCACACGGAAGTCAGCACCTTTCCACAAATCAAAAGGATTAATAGGATCTTCATCTTCAAATTGAGGTTGCATGGCACTTACAATCTTATCATGAATCTTTTTGCCATACTTGTAAAGGAAAACTTGCCCTTCATTCTCAGGATTCAATTGGTCTTTAACTACAAAGATATTACTATAGTAAGACAATTTACGCTTCTGTTTACGAGCAATTTCCTTATCAGATTCAATGCCGCTATTCCAAAGAGTGCGATTCAATTCACCCACAGGGTCTTTTTGGTTGAGGGTAGTGAGAGAATTCTCAATATACCAACCGCCAGGACCTTGGAATGCATGACTCCACACTTGTGCCCAAGGAAGATCTTCTCCCTCAGGTTCGGGCAGGAAACGAATCACGGCATAACCGTTTCCAGACTTGTCCACTCCAGGTTTCCAGAGTCGCTCATCTGGACCTGCACCTTGGGGTTTGGACATCTTCTCAATTTGCTGGGTGAGTTTATCGAAAGTCCCAGACTTGGACTTGAGAGTTGCAAAAGACATAGTGTTTCTCCGTTGTTTTTATATTTGGTGTATTACCATGGGATTATCATGGCATACTATTTATGGGGTGTCAACCCCTAGATGAATATTTTTACGCCAGTGTTGAAGTTTTTCTTCCATTTGATTTAGAATAGACATGAGGTTTAACCCACCTGAAAATTCTCCAGATAACATATCAATTCTATCTTTGATTTCACTAGCATCATTATTGCTATCAACTTCATGAGAAGCAAGAGCAAGACGAGCATAGAATACTTTTTGCTTAGCAATCAACTCTAATGTCTTTTCAATGTGGTCTAGTCTTTCTGTTGGAGTAAAACTTTTTAAATCTGAAGACATTTTAAGAAGTTCTAGATAAGTTTTTTGGATATCTTCCAACTCTTCAACTACAACTTCTGATTTAAAGAAACTTTCGCTCATAGCGGTAACATTCCCCTACTTGTACGTTTAATATAATTTAATTGTTGAGCGTCCCACTTGATTTTATCCTTAAGTGGTTTAGAAATTAACTTGCTTACAGTTTCAACTTCAATTTCAAACTCTTCACACACTGATGTAACTGCTTCAATGTAATTTATAAGTCCCTGACTTTCTTTTACACGAGTCTCAACTAATGATGTAAATTTTCCTTGTGTCATAAATTTTTCTTCTATTTCTTTCATTTGATACTTCCAACGTAATAGTTGTATTCTTTAATCCATTCAATTAGAGTATCAATGTAGGGGATTTTATCATACTTTTGTACAACTTGCACACTTCCATCCTCTGCAACTGAAAAAGTAACAAGTTTATCTACTTCAACCCCAGTCAACTCATAATACATGTAAGCATATGCTGCTTCCTGCACAAAGAATTTGTCTAGATGCTCTTCTTTCTTAAGTTGTTTGGTAGTTTTAAAATCAATTATTGCTAACTCACCGTCAAAGTGAGCAATACAATCAACCCTACCAGCAATACCCAAGCGGCGACTAAAAAGAGGGGCTTCAAGAATGTGAATATCACTAATACGATCAAGAGTCTTACGAGCAAACCCAAACATGTACTTGGGAAGACCTTCGCTCTTTTCAACTTGTTCCAAGTCATTTTTAAGATAATTCTCCACAATGGAATGATACTTAGTGCCACGCCATGATGCAGCACGTCGGATTTGCTCAGCAGTAGTATAACCTACTTTCTCTTCCCATGCAAGGATACCTGCCTTGGTATTATGACTTACCACAGTAGTGACACTTGGCATCCACTGATTATCAATCCTATAGAAGCGTCCATAATCTAATGTCCTACTTTCCAATTCTACAATAGGTGCTGCAGGACCAATCATTCTAAAAGTCATCAACCCAATCCCAAATTAATTTTACTAATTAGATATTCACGCACCAAACCAGAGCGAACAATATCATCAATACCAAATTCTACCACATCAAATGATGGCATAGTCTGAAGAATCTTCATAAAGTCTAGCACACCATTCCTTTCATTGCTTTTAATTAAATCCGATTGAGTATAGTCCCCAGAGAAAATAATCTTACAATCTTCACCAACACGTGTGATGATTGAATCTAATTCATGAAAATTTAAGTTTGAAAACTCATCAACGATGATGATACAACGGTCAAGAGTGACTCCACGAATAAAAGATGTAGACCAAAATGAAATAGTTTCTTGTGCTCGTAGATTATCATACAACATTTCAAAAGTATTATCATCTGGCATTTCAAACATATACTTTACCATATTCTTATATGGAATCTGATAAAGATTTGATTTGTCTTCGTGGTCACCAGGAAGGAAACCAATTTCCCTTGTCGGCACTAAAGATCTCACCATATAAACCTTTTCATATGGTGATGCAGGGTCTAGCACCTGTTGAAGTGCCAGATATAAACTAATAAAAGTCTTACCAGTTCCAGCTGCACCATGTAAGACCAAATGTTTACCCTTAGCATATGAAGTAAAAACTCTTTCCTGATTTGCAGTCAGTGGTTCTATAGTTTTTAAATGATCTAAGTTGATAGGTTTTTTCCTTCTCATTTGTTTAGCACTCATTGGACCAGGAGTTCTTGTACGCTTGCGGGTAGTAACGGGCATTATTTTATGTGAAACGGGAAAGATTAGCACCTGGGTGCGCTCGCTGGACTTTTTGCATAACCTCTTTAAATCCGCTGGATTGTTTAGGAGCACCATAGGTAGCAGCAACTGACTGGTTGCCAAAATACCTTTCCAACTCTGGATGGTCGTCTTTATATTTATCGAGCTGTGTCATGGGCATAACAACTTCAATAATTTCTCCAGTTTCTTTATTGATAAAATCATATGTTGGCATATCAATCAATCCTTAAACTAGGTTGTATACAATCTGCATAGTCATCTGGGCAATTACACCCTCCATCACACCAATTAAGTGCTTCAGAGATAATGGGAAACTGACAGATAAAATGTTTCTTACATAATTCTGCAATGTCCATATGCTCTTGTTGTGTGCCATGCCCTGTACGAAGTTGGATATAATGTATCCAATTACGCACAGATCCAGTCATGTATATCCGAGTTGGTGTTGCCATTGGCAGAATCATACGAGCACACTCTTTTGCCACTCCAGCAGCCAGCATCTCTTGATACACTTCCATAGTTTGTTTGAAGTGATATTGCATCCAGATTTCAAATTTTTGTCTGATAAAGGGGTCAAGATCATCAATAGACTTCTGTCGATTAGTATTATCTTGACGCCTTAAAGCAGGCAAAGGAATTTCATCACCTAACAGAGATGAATCTGCATAACGTTGAGAAAACTCTTGAAATGTAAATGACCTATGACGCAAAATTTGAGCAGCAATTGCCCTGGTAGTATTAATTTCCAGAGTCATATGTGCTTGCTCAAATACAGACCAATGATTATGTTCGATACAATACCTCAATAGTCCAGCAACCTTTGCATTCTCTTGGTTAGATGGATTGCTAACACGGGCAATATATCCCATAGTTTTCTCTGCATTTGGTGTGACAGAGATTACACATACTTTATTCGTCGTTACTTGTGTCATTTTTAAATAGGATAGTAGTAATAATACAAATTCCAAACGCTGTCCAGTATGACAAGGTAGCAAGACCAAACAATGGAGGGATGACCCAATTCCATACTAGAGCGAGCACTGCAGGTTTAACAGCCCAACCTAAGATTACTCCCATTGCTTTAGCTCCTGTCTTAATATTCTTTTGCCTTTTCTCCTCTTCCATAAGTTTCAGAGCTTCATTCTCAGCAGACGCTGCAGCATCTGCTAGACGTTGCTCTACAACTTTACGGGGGTCAAAATATGCATCGTTTTGTGTCATTTTTTTTGTTTCTTTTGAGTATCGCGAGGGTCTTGCCACACACGCGGGTTGATTCTTCCTTCTGTCCATGTTATGTTTCTTACAACGTCTCCAAATAAATCATAATAAGCATCAAAAATATCTGCTTTTTTATTTGAAATTACTATATCATACCACACATCTTCTCCACGTTTACATGTAATAATATAACTATTTGGTAGAGACTTATCTTGAGATTCTATCCAGGGACAATCTTGAGAAAGAATTCTAATTCCATATCCCTCAAGGATAGAAATTTGCTCTGGGTTAAATTTCATATTAAGATCTTCCGCCCCATTCAATTTGAGGGAATGCTTCTTTAATGACAGGAAGAGTAATACGATACTTTTTATGAAGTGTTTTATTGATACACTTAATTAAAACTTCTGCTTCGTCAGCATGAAGTCCCTCAAGAAGTTGAATAAACATAGACTCAATCTTTGGTTGAGTAAGATTATTTGCACCACCTTTGAAAAAGTAATAGAGTTTTGCTCCTTCTTTTTCTAGAAGAGTATGCTCTGTGCCTTTAGGAGCGTCATTGACACGGTAAGGGACATCCTCACCCAATGGCACTCGCGGCACAACAGTCTCATCAAAATTAATAATAAACAGAGAGCGTAATGTTTGACTATTATGCTCACGCAAAATAGTAATTTTTTCTTGTTTTGTTTTTGCGTTATGTGCTTTTTGCAGCACTTCAGAAATCATCAGTCTCATTTTAAAACTCGGTAATGTGATCTAACATCTCATTCAATTGATGTTGAACGAAATAGGGATACATCTTACCCCGTGAAGAGGTTTCTGTAGTCTCATAATTATGTATAACAGCATCATACACATGACTTGGAATACAACCGAAATCAATTAGATTACGATTGCGCTCGTAGTGATGTATGGTTTCTGCATTACAAAAATCCTCTGGCGATTGATTTATCCACTTTTCTAGTTTTGATTTACTCAATGGACGTTGCCTACTATTCGTCACAAAAGTGTCATTAGGGGACAAAAAGTTAGGTATGCCGTCACTTCTGTCGCCTTTAAGGATATGCTCTAGAAGATATTTCTTTGGGTCATCACAATGCACAAACTTCTTTTGGATAGGATTATATTGACTAACAAAAGGAAACTTCTGTAGTTGTTGAAAATCCTTATCGCCAGACAGAATTAAAATTTTCTGAGCGGGTTGCATATTATTTTGCAACCTGATATTTACAGATGCTTGATTTGCAATTAATACTGCGATTACATCATCTGCTTCTGCTCCATCTACCTCGACAACTTTGTAAGGAAGATTGACTTTAATCTCATCACGGATTTTATTTAAGACTTCAAAGATTTCATTCCAATCAAGAGAAGACTTTTCCCTATCTTTTTTACGAGTGCCTTTGTAATACTCAAAGGAATTACGCCGCCAATAGTGACGACTATCGTAACAAAGAACTAACTCACCATACTCCTTAAAAAACTTATTGCGATATGACCGCAAAGAGTTTAATACCATATGACGAACTAAGTCTACACTTACCTTGCTAGATGTTGTAGTCAAAGAAACAATCAGGTTGCTAATGCAAACCTGATTCATGTCAACGAGAATCATTTAGTTTCACTCATCTTCGTCTTCTAGTATATCATCTTCCTCTCCAATACGCAAGTAGAGGAGATCTGATGGGTCAACAAGCTCGCCATCTATCTGCATCTCTGGATGCATAACGACAGCAGCATAATCCGCTCTCTCTTTCCATTCATCGAAAACACTTTTAAGATTCCAAGACACTAGAAATCCGACTAGGAAGCTCCCAATTGTGAGGAAGAAAGCGATATAAAGAAAAGTTAGATCTGCCATTGCATCCTCTCCATATGTCTAATATTATTTAGTTTGGTTTAGGCTTTCTGCCAGGTTTTCTTTCACTAGAATATTTTGTTGCATCTTCTAAAATATTCTGAAGATAATTTCTAATTTTTCTTACGTGTGGTTTAGATAAATGCCCATATGCTTCCTTAAGGGTTTTATCTTTACCCTCTAGATAGTCATCTAACTCTACGACTAGATTGGTAATGTTTGAAGCAGTTGTAGATTCAATAAAGTTATTTGTCTCTTTACGAGTCCATTTAGAAAGTTTTAAATAATCGTAGCATTTAAAAAGAAAACGACCATTACACATTGCTTCATCAATAGCACGGTCAATAATCGTATGAATTTCACCAAGATTTTTATCCATCATTTAGAGAAGTCGTTGCTCCCTCAAATACTTAACAGTTTCTGTACATCCTCCAGTCTTTTGACCGTTGATAATAACCTGTGGAAATGTCGCACCATCTCCAAATTCTCTGTAGAATTGCTCCTTAGTAAAGTTAACATCGAGAATAAATTCTGCATACTGCCAACCTTTTGACTTGTATACTTCTTTAATTTTTGTGCAATATGGACAACCATTCCTGGTATATATTGCACTATTTTTGGGTAGTGTAGGCATCTATTGTCCTCCTGACTCAATATGTATAATACTAAAAAGGGGGTTGTTTGTCAACCCCCATCCATTATCTTATGAGTGAGTTATCAGAACGAATAACGAACTTTCAGTTCACCACCAAGGTCAAAGACTTCGCTAGTGCGACCATACTCACCAGCAACTTTAGCGTTAACGCTAACACGTTCGGATGCTTTCACCTTTACACCAACTTCACCAACGGCAACGGTTTCACCAGTGGTAGTGGTCTTACCTTTAGTCCACTCATAACCAGGACCAATTTCACCAAAGACAGTTACAGTAGGAGCGACTTTTTGTTCGTAACCAACACGAAGTTCAGTCTGAGAACCTTTGTAGGTGCCATCAGAAAGACCTGCAGTGGTCTTCGATTCTACATAAGGGCCAGCGAACGCAGCGGTGGCAAGAAAAGGAGCAGCTGCAACAGCTGCGATTGCGAATTTAAACATAAAATTGTACCTCTAAGTTTCTCGCAGAGTAATACCTGCGGATGGAAGGAGTTTCGACAAACTCCGTATTCAGTGAGTCAACGAGTAATTGAGGTATCATCACTGCATGTATTTATTATTACATATTACTTTGATTTTGTCAACTAAGATTTGGTTAAAAATCTTTTAAAATCGGAATGACAGGATTCGAACCTGCGACTTCTCGCTCCCAAAGCGAGTGCTCTACCAAGCTGAGCTACATTCCGTGGCGGAAGGGGTGGGATTCGAACCCACGGATGCTCTCACATCGCTAGTTTTCAAGACTAGAGCCATCAACCTCTCGACCACCCTTCCGTTTATTGATAGAAACAAATCTATCATCTAAATCATAGTATAAAACATGGTTTTCTGTCAATATATAATAACCCGTTAACTGGTTATTACCATCATCCGTCCATCCATACGCTATAATTCGTTCATTTACATCTCGTAAATCAAGTTTCTTCTCAGTATTGAGATAATGATTGAATCTTTGGTGTAAATTAACTACCATTGCTGTCGTCTTCTCCAGTGCGCTTGCTCATCATATCACGAATTCGTGACATTTCATCATCCGTAAGACTATCTATATCATTGTTTACAATTTCTTCTTCGCGGTTATCCTCACCATTGTAAAACTGTGCTTGAATAGCAGCAATATCATCGGACAATGCTTCAGATAAATTCCAGTCGTTTCCTTTTGGTTTATAATCTAAACTTTTTATAGCAGCAAGATTACTATTCCAATACTTCTTCATCTTCTTGAGCATCTTTGCACGACCTTTGGGGTCATCTTTATACTGCTCAATAACTTTACGAAGCATTCTTAATTCTTGAGAGGACTTTTCAATAGATCTCTCTGCCCAAATTTCTCGTGGCGCAAACCCTTGTGCCATACTTAGATTACCTCCATAAATTAACTTGATACTTCTGTGAGGATTATTTTAAAGTTAACCCTAAACCTTTTCTTATCACTACTAGTATACCATACTGGTGAGTCTTTGTTATGCGACTCTTGATAGAAAGCTTGCTTTGCTGCCCTCTTTACTATAGTAGCGTCTTCCCAATAAGCTGTCAACTTTCTAGGCATTTTAAAACCAGTCACCTGGTCTGGGAAAAATGGAGACTCAGATGTGTCTTCATTTTTATTATTCCTAATGGGTGGCCAAGATAATTCAAACTCTTGACCTATAGAATATCCATGTCCAGGTTTTAATATCTCTAAGACCTGAATGACACAAAACCACTGACGACGTAACTGAGGAGTTGAATCACAATAAAAAGTAAATGCAACTCTGACTTTTGCCTGGTTATATACAAACCCAGCACCTGCTTTTTGATTGCTTGGGTCTAAGAAATAATCATGTATGAAAGTATGTGGTGAATAATATGTATTACGACTAACTGTTGACCCGTTATACAGTTGAGATACTTGACTAGTAATCGTAGGGTCAACTTCATACCATACTGTTTTCTTTTTGGCAAATAATGTAGGAGTGATTTTCTTCAGCATAGCTTGATCTGCTGAAGAAAAGTTACCTGATAGTCTTTCCCATTTAGTTATCAAGTGGTCTTGAATGAGTCTGTTGTATCTACCAGAATTCCTCCTCATGGTTTGTGCCGAATGTCCATCTCTATACTTATCAGCAGTATAATATGGTATACCAGTATCAATATATGCCTTCGTGACCCCTGGGAGCAATGTGCCGAGTCGGTGTCCACCTCCCCAAAGACCAGGCTCAGGATTAGTAGTCCGAATATTAGGCATCGTTTGGAGAATATTGTTTTGTATTACTACTGTATATGGATATTGAACTGCAGGATTATCTGGATCAATAGACCAAGTATCTGCTTCCTTAGACCCTGCTACCCATATTGCAGATCTTACTCTTGGTCTAAATTGTAATGCCAGTCCTAGTACCTGACCATTAGTCAGCTGACCTGGATATGTAGATGGATTATATCGACCAAGGGCATCATCTCCACTACTAGTGGATAACATCAATGTAAAAACACTTTCAAATACCCCGCGACTAACATCAAATATTCCAATAGAAGGTTGCACTACACCATTAACAGGACCAGAGTCTAAACTAATAAATTCAAATCCAATTGTATCATTAGGAGTCAAAACTATTTCAGTTGAAGATATATCTCTTCCAATAGCTGGCCAATATCTTGCCTCAAATGTGGATTGGAATACTACAGCACCATTCTTCTTAAAAGCAAATGTATATTTTGTACAATCACCACGAATTCCACCAGTAATACCACCATATGATTTAATTTTAAACCTACCACCCATAGCTGCCTGGATAGTTTGTGAAACTTCTAATTTTGAAGAGTATCCACCAGTACATTTACCACATTCAATATCATTTGGGGCAGTGCTTTCAATTGTTGGCGTTGAATGTCCGCAACCTTGGCGGGTTACTACAACATCTCTAAAAGAATCTCTAAGTCCTCTGGGGTCACAGTTATTTGGTTGATACTTAGGAGCATATGTTTGTGGTGGACCTGCGCCTTCATACACATAGCATTGTATCCCTTCATAAATGTATCCATTGATAGTCCACTCCAACTTATGCCAAAGTCTTAAATCGTCATAGTCATCATCTCCATTAATGAGGTCTTCCCACATCTGATGTCTATCACCACGCCATTTTGTCTGGTCTTTCTTTCCTTTATTCCAATCAAAATCTGAGAAAAGACAATAGTCACCTTCATTTGTGGCAATGCCAACACCTCTAAATCCATTATTGTTGTGTGGCACAAAAGTAATATTTTGTCCTATAGTAAGAGTATTTCTATTACCTCCATTCGGGATTAGGAAAAATCCAATAGTGCCTCCTTTGTATTGCTGCATCAGAGTTGCTGATACTGTGGCAATAGTAATATCTTCACCAGATTTAGCACTCTTTACAATAACAACACCAGACTTTGGTCCAGTACTATCAGCAACATAAACTCCAAGGGCATTATTATATCCAGCAGACCCTTTCTCAACATCCATTGTAATAGTCAAATCATATCTGACATCTGCTGGAATTCTATATGCAGATCTTTTTGGTAACGCTCGTGGGGGCTCACCAGGAATTTCAGCATCAATAGTATATTTGTGGTCCACGGGACCCATTAGGGGAGACCTATAAAATCTATGAAGTGGATATATTTGCTCATCTTTACCGAGATAAGAGATTGCTTTATCTTTTGATGGGAATACATGTCCTAGGATATTTTGGAATATCATACCAGCAGTATTCATAGACTCTCTCTCACCCTGTCCTGGACCGTCTGGAGCGCCTGGGTTAGTAGTCAAGAAGAAATCACCACCATTTCCTCTATATTTAAATAGAGGGACTGTAGACCCTGGAATTTCCTCTTGTAAAATATGGAAGGCAGGTGTCGAACTTGTCAATGAATAGGCATTAGAAGGAAGTAAGAGATCAGTTGTATAATTATATTCCTCCTGATTT